CTAAAACATTACCTATAGACGAAGCTAAAGAGTTATTAACTAAAGCTCATGCTGATGGTAAATTAAAACAAGCATTTTTTAAGTTATCTACTAAAAATAAAGAAGAGCTAAGGGACTTTGCTAATGACCTCAGAACATCTTAAAGATAACCGTAGGCATAACATAGTTACTGCTTCTCAAGCTTACGCGTCAGTGTTTGAGAGGCAGAAGCTGTGGAAAGAAAAGACGTTTCGAGCTGAGCCTTTTGCTGGCAACGAAATGACTGAATATGGTAATTTACATGAACCTCTTGCTTTAGCTACCTTTGAAGAAGAGATGAATGACATATGTGAAAGCGGTAATAAATTAGTAGTACATAGTGATAGACCGTTAGGGGCATCTCCTGACGGTTATATTACAGTAAATGGTGAAAGATCAGTAGTTGAGATCAAATGTCCGTTTACACAAAAGATTTATCCTGAGATACCTGAGCGATATTTTTTTCAGATGCAGGTTCAAATGTTTTGCACTGGTTTAAAAAGTGCATGGTTTTATGTTTGGACCCCATTTGAAACACATAAAGAAAAGGTACTCTACGATGAAGAGTTTATGGATTGGTACTTACCGAAGGCGGAAGAGTTTGTACAGTTTGTAAATGATGATGTTGAACCTCCTCGATATAAGAGGAAGCCTAAATATGAAAGGAAATAATATGGCTAGACTTGGTATAAATGTTCGTATCGATGTAAATAAAATCGATAAAGAAAAGCTTTATAAAGGCGAAAAAGGCACGTATCTTGATTTAACTACTTGGGTAGATACTGAAAATAAAGACCAATATGATAATAACGGTTTTATTAGCCAGTCGACTACTAAAGAAGAGCGTGAGGCCGGAGTACAAACACCTATTTTAGGTAATGTGAATATCTTTTATAAAGATTATTCAGGTGAAGCACCTGCTCCTGCTGCACCTAAGCAAGAGGCTTTAGAAGAAGATGTGCCCTTCTAGAGTTGTTAGATATATACCGGTTGAAAATATGAAATATCTTCCAGAAGGTAAATCAATGTTTTTAACTAAGTCTACTAAAAGAAAAGGGTTGGTGAAGGTAGAGCTCGACTTTTATTGGATAAGAAATAATACTGGTATGTATGAAAGGTTAATGGGGAGGCGATGAACCTCCCTATTAATTATTTGTTGCAAACGTACATTGTAACTTCGAAACCGAAGCGCATTTCAGTTGCTGATGGTTTTGTCCACATAACTGATCTCCTTTCCTTTAGATTTAAGTGTAATTATAATGTATGTAATAAATTAGATAATGACGGAGGATTTATATAATGCTAGGTAAAATCATTAGATATGTATTATTATTTGTTGTACTTGTTTTATCATTTGCTATATATTTAAATTACGAGTGTATGATAGAGCCAGAGAGAGAAGAGTTTATGTGTTACAAAGGTAAATTAATTAGGTCGATGGAGTTGGATAATATTTACGTTGAGGTCAAAGATACTAAGTGTGAAGTCTTTGAAGATTTAATAATTGTTAATAAAGAGGTAACAAAATGAGCGAAGAAACTACAAAGTATCCAAGCTATTATAAAATAAGAGATGGGTATGAATTACAAGATTTACTTGATGATTGTATTGGTCATATTTGCGGAACAGAAGCCGTTAACCACGGTAGTATACTTAAATACGCTATACGCTACGGTAAAAAGGACCCAAGTATCGATGGTAAAATAGAGACATATCGAAAGATAATTACTTTTGCAACTGAAAATATTAAAAAGTTGGAGAAGGAAAAGAAAAAAGAAATGTCTTCACCCATTATGCCAGACGAGTATATAGATGACCCACTGCACGATGAAGATTAAAACTTATGGGCAAGTATGCCACTACTGTAAACAGCCCGCAAAGTTATATGACTATAAAACAAAACAATGGTATTGTGGCATTACCATAGAAGCACTTGGATATTGTAAGAATGATAACAAAAAAAATAGCAATTGATGGCACATGGTTAAACTTGTATTTTTATTCGGAGGAGACAGGAATAAGAATAGAAGTTGAGCAGCAAGTATCAGGTAAACGTCATAAAGTTTTTCCTGATAATAAATTAACTTTTGAGGAGAAGTAAATGAAAGCTAAGCACGTATGTATATTAACAGTAACAATGTTTGCATTATTGCAATTTAACTTGTTACAAGCTAAAACTAAAGTAGTAGTTCCACCAGGAGGTACAGATATTATTGTTTGTACTACAGACGAAAACGGAGTTACTGTATGTCTATGAGGAACCCAAATGCCCCTCATATCGACTTCGGTTTTTTGAGGGGTGTTATTCCTATAAATGACAAGATATTACCAAGTAATATTGATATGGCTTATGGCATTAGTGGACATTTTCTTTTTGGTGAGTGGAAGCAACCAGGAGAGAATATTATGGAAGGTCAGAAGATATTATTAAGGTTTTTATCAGAACACCCTAAAACAAGCTTGTTGTTAATTACAGGCTTTTCTACTAAATTAGATACTCAGGTATTTGATATTTATCAAATTAAAGACCGTAAACAAAAACAAGTAGGTTACGGTATAGATCATTTAAAAGAAATTATTGCAGAATGGTCAACTAGCTTTGTTATCCCAAATAAACTTTAACCAATATTTAAGCTGTTCTCCCCTTTTTTCATGTTTTATCTTATCTAAGAAATTTTGACGTATTCTAAGCGGTTTCTTTGACAAGTTTAATGCTTCGCAATACCTTTGGTAGGGTTCTGAGTAATTATCTGTCTGGGAGCCATCTGGCAGCGTTATATCGCGTTTAGTCATCTAACTCCGGAATATCTGCATATATAGAGTCAACTACGATCTCGATAGAGCTACCACATGAGAGATAAATTGTAAGCGTGTCCTCTCCGTATACTACCTGTACTTCTTCGATAGTTTTACCTTCCATTATGTTTGCTATAGTATTAATATCCATAACTCTTCCTAGATGCTGATGACCGATTCTGACTTTCTTAGTTCTTTTATTGGTTTTTTTAACCTTCCCCATTTGCCGCAGTTTTTGCATTTAACCCTCTGATATGTATTGGTATTAGTACGTTGATAACCTTGCTTGGTTATTTTATAACTACCACAATTAGGACATACACAGTCTTCTGAGTACATATTATGGTTAGGATGGTTATTTATCCATGCAAGCATACGTTCATATACCTTTTCAAGTAAAGCAACGTCTTGGATGTTATATTCTTTCATCATATCCCATGCTTCTTTGTCTTTATTCATGCATCTTATCCAAAGCTCATGGCCAATATGTTTTACCTTTTCACCTAGACCTAATGCTTGCGCAACATAATCTAGTTTATTCGAAGGAAATTTAAACTTATGTCTTGATGTCTTTAATAAATCTATTTCTTTATATGGTGATGGCGGAGTTAAACCTAGTAGTAAAAACTCTTTATTTAACGTAGGTATATCAAATTTAGATCCATTGTAATGTATGCAGCTATCGCACTCATCTAATAAAGCATGTATCTTCTTTATCATTTTACGATGACTAGTTTCCATCATCGAGCTAAAATGTATTTCTTCTTCGCCCAACCATTTTGCAGCCCAGCACATTACATAACTCGACTCCATAAGTTGATTTAAACTGACGTTTTGGTTATACAAACCCCAAACATGGGCTGTATTAGGAGAGGTTTCTATGTCAAGTAGTAATATCTTCAAAGGGTCGTGTCCCTTTCTTATCAATGATTAATGCTTGGTTACGTGGATTTTCTTGCTTAAATGATAGATGAACCCATCGATCATACTCAAGAATAACTTGATCGTAATTTATGTTTGCCATAATGATAGCGTCGCAGACGCTACGGGGATTGCCAAAACTAGGGCAGATAAAGTCAACCGCCAAACCTTTTGTGTGGCTAGAAGTTCGCTTGCTTCCCAAATGATCGTTAAGAGCATAACAGCGGAAGCCGCTACTAATAAGCATAGGATGCGCAAGTATATTTCGTACATGTTCTAATTCACCTGCTAAAAAAGTTAAATTGTCGATAACTTCAACAGTTGGTGTATTATCGATACCCAGACGTGTTGCAGTATCACTATGTGTTAATTCTTCTAAACTAAAATGTGGACTTAATTTCATTTTTTCTTTGCTGATTCAAATAAACCACCACCAAAATAAAAGCC